GCCTCCCCAGGAAGATAAGCAGAGTGACCCGGTTGAAGCAGAAGACGAAGCGACGGTTACAGAAGAACGGAAGCGGCTACCCAAGATTGAAAGACGGTTTGAGAAGGTCACCAAAGACCGCGATCAAGCGAAAGCAGAAGCACAGCAAGAGCGCGAGAAACGGGAAACCTTAGAAGCGAGGATCAAGGAACTAGAAGGTAAAGCTACTCCAGCGAAAACCGACGAAGAACCAAAACCCGAGCAGTTCAATGATGCTTTTGAATACGCAAAGGCACTCGCTGAATACTCAACCGAGAAGGCATTAGCGAATAGGGATAGGCAAGAGGCCGAGAAAAAGGTGCAGTTAGAGCGCGAAAAGGTCATCAAGACCTGGACGGATCGGCTAACAGCAACAAAGTCGGAACTGCCTGATTTTGAGGACATGGTAGCGTCAAGCGAAGTCGCAGTAAGCGATCAAGTGCGTGATGCGATCCTGGAGAGTGAGACAGGCCCAAGAATCCTGTATCACCTTGCCGAGAACCCTGAGTTTGCTACGAAGCTACAGAATATGACTGTAACTTCAGCGCTGAGAGAGATTGGGAAGTTAGAGGCGAGATTTGAAAAGCCTCCCGAGAAAGCTGTAGCTGTGAGGTCAAAGGCACCAGCGCCGATCAGTCCGATCAAAGTTGGCAGCGCCGGAAAGGATACGGGCGTGGATTCAAACAATGATTTCCACGGCACATATCACGACTGGAAAGCTGCACGACAGGCCGGGAAGATTCGCTGATGGTCAAGTCGATTGATAAACGGTTTGATGCCAAGTGTGGCCCAAAAACTGATTCAAATTGTATTGAATGGAAAGCGACGAAGATGAAAACAGGATATGGGTTTATAAGGATTGGCCCTGCATCAGCAGGACACATTCTTGCCCATCGGTATTCTTATGAGAGAACGTATGGCCCGGTTCCGAAAGGGATGGTCGTCATGCACTCTTGTGACAATCCATCTTGTGTAAATCCAGAGCATCTTAGAGTCGGAACGCACAAAGAAAATACAACCGATATGGTTTGCAAAAACCGTCACGGCTGGCGCGTAAAGACTCCTTGGCAGAAACTTGACAGCAATGATGCCAAATCCATTAGACTTTTGAGACAGCAAGGTTTCACTCAGCAAAAGATTGCAGATCAATTTAATGTTTCTCGCCCTTTAATATCTTTGATTTTAAACGGCAAGATTAATTATTCTGTCCAAGAAAGAGGCACCCAAAATTGCTAACACCCTACTCACAATCAGCCAGATTACGCCAGAGGCGTTGATGGTTTTGGAAAATGAGCTTACCTTCGCGAGCGAAGTCGAGCGCAACTATGACGACCAATTCGCCGTTGTCGGCGCAAAGATCGGCAACACCCTGAACATTCGTCGTCCCGGTCGTTTCATTGGAACAACTGGTCCCGCACTGAATGTCGAGGACTTCAACGAAACCAGCACCCCGCTGACGTTGACAACCCAGTTCCACGTTGACACCCAGTTCACTACCCAGGACTTGGCACTCAGCATGGACGCATTCAGCAAACGAGTCCTGAAACCCGCTATTGCTGCGATTGCCAACAAGATCGACCGTGATGGCCTGGTCATGGCAAAGAACAGCACAGCAAACATCGTCGGCACCGCTGGCACGCCTCCTACTGGCCTGATTACATACCTGAATGCAGGCGCGTATCTGGACAGCGAAGGCGCACCCCGCGACGGTAGCCGTTCTTGCATCGTTGAGCCTTTCACCAGTGCTACCATTGTTGACAGCTTGAAGGGTCTTTTCGTCCCATCAAACATCGTTGCAAGGCAGTATGAAAAGGGCTTGATGGGTCGTGACTCTGGCGGCATGAACTGGAAAATGGATCAAAACGTTGTGAACCAGACGTTTGGCTCGTTTGCCGGTACTGCTGTTGTCGCAACGACTACTGCAACGGGCTTCCTGTCTACAGGTTGGGCATCTAGCAGCACAATCGCTGTGATTGCTACGGGCTCCGTTTCACTCAAGCAAGGTGATGTTTTCACCATTGCTGGCGTGTACGCAGTCAATCCGCAGAATCGCCAAGCATACGGCTCCAACAAGCTGCGTAACTTCGTTGTGAACGCTGACGTGTCAGGTACTGGTGCGACTCTCTCTGTGAGCGTATCGCCTGCCGTTATCACTGGTGGTCAGTTCCAGAACGTGTCGATCCCGACTACCTCTGCAACCGCTGCTGTCGCGTTCTTCAACTCAAGTGGCGCAGTCTCCCCGCAGAACATCATCATGCACCGCAACGCATTTGCGCTCGGTAGTGCTGATCTTGAGCTGCCTGAAGGCGTGCATTTTGCTGGTCGTGCAAGCGATAAGGAAGTTGGTCTTTCGATCCGTGTTGTTCGGCAGTACACTATCAACAATGACTCGATCCCGACACGCCTCGATGTGCTGTACGGTTGGGCACCACTCTACCAAGAGTTGGCTTGCCGGGTTGCTGCTTAATAACCTGAAAGGAAAACTATCATGTCTAATCCAGGACCAGCAATCACAAGCGCAACACACCCAACTAACCTTGCAACCAATCAAGCTCTGCGTTTGATTGCGTCTGCCCAGGCGGTGAATCTGAACAGCGTTGCCGATACCGTAGCACCCATCCTGAGTGCTGGTAACGTCAGCGTTGTCAGTATCATTGTTGCAAACGCAAGCACCAGCTTGACCACTGCCCAGATCGGTGTTTACACACTAGCTGGAGGGAATGGTACAGCAGTCAAATCAGCCTATGCAGTATCGGGTAACAACTCGACTACCGCAGTGGTTGTGACAGCAGCAACCTCTACCGATTCAGTTGCAACGACCCCGCTGTTCATCCGTTGCACAACTGTGCAGGGCGCAGCAGCAACGGCTGATGTGTTCATCTACGGGTACGACCTAACGTTCCTCCCGTAAGGAATAACATCTAGTAAGGGGCCACTCTCATAAAACGGGGTGGCCTTTTTTACAGGTTAAAAGGAGAATATCTTGGAATTTCTAAATCCTCCAATCGGATTTTCTGCGCTGACAGTGGCTTACACAGGCACCGCTGGGACTACAGCAAACTGGATTTTTGGGCCAACAGGTGTCGTTGTGTGGTCAACCACTCCGTGTTATGTGATTGTCGGCGTTGGTGTGACCGCAACGACTGTCAACGGAACCCCAATCCCGGCCTATACGCCAATTCCGTTCACTGTCCCGAGGGAAGACGGTTCACCCTGGTGCGTATCTGCCATTCAGGTTGATACCGCTGGCTCGATCTACTGCAAGCCGGTGAATGTATGAAATGGATATTTGGTGCTAGAAACGCAGTCGCTATTGGATTAGGCGGTCTAGCAACATTGTTCTCAGGAACGAAAGATAGCGGTGCGTCCGTTAGTAATTTATTAACTGAATCAGGCGACAACCTCGTGCAAGAGGATGGCGGGATGATCCTTCTGGAGTAGTGAAATGGCTGTCAATCTTTCAGCATTCGGTGGCGTGGGCTGGCAGTTCTTCGACAACAACGGTGTGATCCTCACTGGTGGACTGATCTACACCTATCTCGCTGGCGGAACGACCCCTGCTGCGACTTACACAACATCAGCGGGTAACATAGCCCATGCTAATCCAATCGTGCTTGATGCCGCAGGTCGAGTGCCTGGTGGTGAGATTTGGCTTACTGCTGGACTTAACTACAAGTTTGTGCTGAAAACGTCAGTAGGTACAACACTTGCTACGTTTGACAACATTGGGTCGATTGCTACCGGATCAGCAACAATATACAACGGCACAGGTGATGGCGCGACGGTGAACTTCACTCTAGCGTCTGCGCCAGCAAACGAGAATGCGACCAACATCTACATCAACGGCGTGTATCAGCAGAAGAATACATATTCCCTTGCTGGTGCTGTTTTGACATTTAGCACCGCACCACCCCTGACCGCAACAATCGAAGTAACCTATTTCTAGGAGCCATCATGGCCGACAAAAAAATCTCTGCCCTCCCTTCTGCCACACTGCCCCTAGCAGGAACGGAAATCGTTCCGTTGGAACAAGGTGGTGTTACATCGAAAGCCCTTGCTTCTGACTTGTTCCAATGGCCTAGTGGTCGTGTAACCTACGTCCCTATTGGTGGGAACATCCAAGCCTATGTGACAGCAGCTACAGCCGGTGATACC